CGTCAACCCTGAAAAGGGATTAAGGATACCGGTGAAACACTATAGTTAGTGAACCAATCCGGTTAATAACCGGACTTCTTTGGCGCATTGCGCTGGGGAGAGTTCATTTGAATTCTCAGACCTCAACAATCAGGTTACCATCATCGGAAAGCTAAAAGCAGACCGCTTATTGTTTGGTAACAAACTGATTCTCTAAGCTTAAGAAAGCTTAGGCTTCCATCATTGTTAATGTATGGAGGATTGAGATCTGTTACTAAAGTCGTTAAGCCTCATAGGCAAGCCGTCTCTAGTCAAGAAAGATTGCTGGATCTTTAAGTTCCGCTAAAAGCGACGAAGTTCCAGTAGCCATTACACTGTAAGGCGTGAGCTAGCCATTGGCTCGTCTCACCTTAAGTGTTTCGTTCATAGACCGAACCATTTCGAAATGCGTTCGAGTATCAACTAAATATAGATCGTCAACCAAATCTGAAGGTTATGCCGGATCAAAGCTTAGAGCTTCGGGATTCATCGAGAGTAAGACATTCTTCGACCGTTAAAAGTCATAGAGTCTCTCTTTGATGGATCGGGTTTTAAACCCTCCAGATACTTCCATTTTTGGATCTACGAAATATTTCGTCCAATACTAGTTGTCTAGAACTTTCAAAGCAGTAGCGATAGGTTTATAACCCAGTCGATCTAGTGCTTAGATGTAATTACGCGCTTTCCACCAAGGTAAAGGTTTAACCTTCTCCTTCAGTTCCTCTAGAGGAAAAGATTTGGTGCGCATAATAGAAATAAGAATTGCCTTATCATAGAGCTATTCTTTTAAAGGGATACCTCTTATACTGAGTTTTTTGACACAGAAAGAGGTAAGGACCTAATTTGCGACGTTTGCATGGAGTAATGGTATAGGGGAATGGTCTCCGCTTAAAGCAGGGTATTCTCTTATCCGGATGACTTTTTTAAAGTCATCGGGAACATCATCTAGCAAAGTCGGAAGGAGTCCTATACCTCCCCACTAGGAGGGAAGGCTTAAAGCCCAGCTCGGTGGTAGGTATTTGGAGAAACTCCTCAAGAAACATAGTTCCGTGATACGGAGCAATTTTGCATCAAAAGATGACCAATCAAGCATCCTTCGCAATTAGAATGCTTTCCCGTATACGGGATTGGTATCTTCATCGGTTTCAAAAGCTGCCATCTTCCTTTAAGGAGAGATCAGTCGACATTTTAGAATGTCAACTAATGCTGCATCTGAATAATTTTCTGGTTTATCATAAGTGAAGATTCCTCTTATCAAGAGTTATTCACAGAAAAAACAACCGTTTCTAGAAACGAGCCATTTTTCCTCTGATGGAACCAGCGAATATCTTAGAGCGATAGAGGGATACTTCTTTAAGTTTTCCATATCATCTATAAGGATTTAATCATCACCTGCCGTTTAGAACGGAACATGGTGTGGATTTTAAATTATGCCGGATAGAGATTGAACCTCTTGACGGTACGTTTGATAAACGACTCTGGTCATTATGGTTAATACCACCTTGGAACCAGCATCACCCATCAAAATTCCTCTCTTTGTAATCTTATTGTTAAGAACTCTAGGAGAACAGAGGAGTCGTAGATAAGACTTGCAATAATCTGATAAAATTCCTGCTGAAAGCAGGTACCTTTCACATATCTTGTAAGAAATATCATGTTCAAGGAAGTCTGTTGACTTTGTAAAATCACCAGACATATATCCTTGGTTTCCCGTAAAGACGAAGCTTATAGCTCTCATCCTTTTGTAGAATTCCCAACCCTAGTATCCGGCTTCTAATCCGGGGGCTAACATTGGGTCTAAAGCCAGGTAGTCTTTGACTACATGAGCGAACGGTTATCCGTAAATCACAAGTGCAGCATGTGACAGAGTCACAATTCTCACTTTCGCACCGGGCTCAAAGAGACCGGATGTCTTGATCTATGGGGTATTCTACCCGAGCGATCCGTCTTTATTAAGGATGCCTAGTTTAACTAGTTCCATAAAAGACCAAACAAAGGTAATGAAACCTATTCTTGCAGGCTCATAGCCTACAGGTACCTACCCGTATAATTCTGCAACACATGGTCCGGT